ACGGAACCTTGATATATTCAAGTACTGTAGTATTCCACCTGGTGGTGATGATATGTTTTATTATTAACTGAAATTAAAACTGAAAAGAGATGACTGAAGAAGAGTATGAGCAATTAATGTTGCAGGTAGAAGAATTAAAAAGATTATTATATTCAACTGATAATCTAGGACCAGAGGAAGAGAATCCTTTTGGTATATTTTATTAAACCTAAACTAAAAAAAAATGGAAAAGGTATATTGGACAATGAGAAATGGTCAGCAAATAGATGTTGACCATATGGATGAGAATCACTTAAGAAATACTCTTAAGATGATTATCCGTAACTCTAAAAAACAGGTAGTTAAGCCTACAGTTAAAAAATTTAAATTTAACGGTGAGATTGCCCAAGAAATGCATGATAATATGATTATAGAAGAAATCATGGGTGATATGTTAGATGAATGGTACGGGTTATGATAATCAAGTTAACTTACAAATATAATAACACCTACTTATCTGAAACAATTGTAGCAGATACGGTAGGTGATATTACTATTGCTATGAAAGCAATAGTAAAAGAAACAGGAATTGATAAACAAGAAATAAAAATAGAGTTATGATAGAGTTTGCAGGTTTTAAGTGTGAAGTAATAATACAAAAATATGGTACAGGTAATCCAGCATTAAGATTAATTGATATTGAAGATGGTATGCCAGTAGCTACTGCTACTGTTAATCTTGATGGTCTTGACTCAGATGAAATAGCTATAAAAGATTATTCAGAGAATGAAGGAGTATATAATGCATTATTAAATGCTAATATAATAACACCAAAACATAGAGAATTAAGTACAGGTTATGTTACCGTACCAGTGTGTAAATTAACTAATAATTATACTATATGAAAATAGAAATAACATTAGTAATTGTAACTATAGTCTTAATATTATTACTACTTTTTACTGGCTGTAAAAAGAAATGTGAATGTTATAATAGACATGAGAGGTGGAATAATGATCACTGGGAATATGTTGAAAAGACTAAAGCATGGAAAAGTAAATGTGATAAACAGTACTATTATGTATATGATGGTGCAACAAGATATATAACTATCTGTAATGAAAAGTAAAAATTAAAAAGAGAAAACATGAGAAAAGTAGCAATCAAAAAAGTAGAATTGGAGCCGTTAGTAGCTTCATTGGCATCAAGAGTTGATGCTAAAATTAGTAAAAAAGCTTATTTTAGCTTAACTAGAAAATTTTATCACAAGAGTGGTAATGAGTTAAGACTTGAACGTGAGCAAAAAATCAAATTAGCAGTATGAGTTTAAATGAATTATTATTTTTAACATGTACATGGTTTTTCATTGCATTAACCATTGCATCATATATATATCTTATTATTTATTTTATCAAGGAAAAGATATATATTAATGTCAGTTTATTTGACATATTGATACTGATATCCGGGCCAATTGGTCTGTTTATTATTTTTATAATCTGTATTATAAATTATGATGACAAGCAATAAAAAAGTTGAAACAAGTATAGTAGTATCTGTAATAATTATGCTTTTAGTATTAATATTTACAGTAGATGCTAATGAAAGAGTTATACAATCTAAGGTATATCACTATAAAGGACACACAGATAAACATAAGGATACTACAATCACTGAAGGTGAAAAAGTATATTATGAATATCTATATTCTAAAACTAAATACTGAAAAATTATGAAGAAATTCCACATCTGCTACTTAGTAGCAAAAGAGTTATGCTCAGGTATCAATATTGATGCTAGCAATTATGTTGAAGCAGTAAGAAAGTTCAACAAGATTGTAGGTAGCAAAGATATATTATATATCACTACATTATGAGTAAAGATAAAGAGAAAGACCGTAATCAGTCTGTAAATCAGAAGATTATGGAAAGGTTGAACAAGTATAATAAAGATGGAAGAGGAACTGAAAAGACTAAAGGAGAGTCTAAATGATGTAGACTCACTTAATGTATCTCAGGATGTAAAAAGCATCATCAAGAATGAGATAGAGTATAATATAATTGCAATAGAATTTGAATTATGGAAGAAACAATTTTAGTAACAGGATTTGCTATTCTTGCAGTAATTTGGGTTGTAATTATAGTAGTTGAGGTAGATAAAAAGATTAATAAAAAATAAAAACATTTGGTCATGTTTAAATTATTCAGAAAAAAGAATTATAGCACTAAAAAAGAGTTTAAAGTGCTTATTATTGATGAGAATGCATCAGAAATAACTGATGTATTAGGTATTTCATCACAAAGAAAAAATGAATTAGTTGATATCTGTAAAATTGCAGATAATAAACACAAAAAGTTATCTAATGTCATTGAAGATGTTTACAAAAACTGTAAACATGAGAATGAAATAGCTTATGCAACTCTACTTATTGGTAGATTGCATGATAGAAATGAGGGAAGTATTGGTAGTGCTTTGATTAAATTATTAGGAGATTTATGAAAGTTAGTATAAACATGGAGTCAGATATTATAATTAGCACACTAGAAAAGATTATAAAACATGACAATTCAGATATCAGAGTACTGATAAAAGACATGTTTGAAAATGATCAAAGAGCTATAGAACTAGTAGCAAAGCTGTTAATAGGTGATAAATTACCTGAGAAACCAAAAGTTGGTGATACAGGTTATATCAAACTAGATGGGTTATATTTCTCAAATAAAAAACATACTATTGATACTGATCTTGATGAAAAAGGTTATATCAAATGTGTAGTTAAAACAGTAAATGGTTATACATATTATGCTCAACTATATGTTGAAGCAAAGGTGTATAATGAATTTGGAGAAATAGTAAGTGAAGAGATTAGTTGTCAATTTGATAAGTTTATAATAGAAGAAAGTATCTGAGTATACTACATGACCAGAGAAATAATAAATTGGGGAATATTAATAGTATTCCCCATTATTATTTAGCCATATAGTGGTGAAATAAAAACTGAAATGAGCTATATTATTTATTTTAAATGTAAATTTATGGATATTTATAATAAGATGCTTTATCAGTTACCCAATGGACGTGTAATCAATATCACAGTAGAACAGTATTTGTCTATGAGTGACTCAGATATTCAGCATTTATTATGTGCTAATGCAGGTGAAGCAATTCACAATCCCTTTACTAGTTCTGCATTAGATGAAAACTCCACAGAGAAACAAAAAGAATATGACTTCTCATATCATGTAGATGATGATGCAGAAGTAAAAGAAATATCAATTGAGGATTTAACTCAAGATGATATAGACTTATTAGATTCATTGGATATTTAAAATCTTAACTTGGGAGAGTAGACCAAGGAATAGCTAAAATTATACTCAAAAACAATCAAAAAATAAATTAATGTTTAATCCGTAAAAAATTTTGTCATGAGCAGAAAAGTAAAAGTAATTGGTGACGCAACAGGAAATGTAATTAACCAATCAGTTAACAATCCAGAGTATGGATGGGTTAGAGTAGAACAAATCAAAACAGTATTTGATGATAACAGTTTTATTAGAAGAAAAGCTGTAAGTGCATTAATTCATGGTAACATGGATGATTTAAAAGCTGAAGACTATTTTGCAGGTCAAGAGTTACCAGGTAAAATTGTAGTTATTGAATCTATTACACCTTTTAATCCTAAAAATCCAAAACAAGGTTTAAAATATGCAGGTGATACAGGTATTCTATGTACTGTAGAAGGTTTACCTATATATAGAAAAACTATTTATTCAAATTCAGCTACAGCAGAAGATATATTAGTAAAACATGATAATGTTGATCAGATTAAAAAGGCATTTAATAATGAAAAAATAAATGCAACATCAAATCCTGATCCATCAAATGAGTTTGATATCTAAAATTTAAGTATTAAAAATGTATACGGGGATGGTTTAACTACTATCCCCTTTTTATTAATTGGAAACACTATTGGTCATGGAGTTACAAGTAAAAAATTTAGAGTATAAAGGTAAGATAGAGTCTTATCAGTTATATAAGGGTCATACTTATATGGAGTATGAGAAAGATAATTACAATGATTATCAAAATCATCTGTATAAGCGTGCACTATATGGCTTAAGTGCATTTACTCAACAAGAGTTAGCTACAATGTGTAGTAAGAAAAAGCAAAGAGTAAGTAAAGTTTACATGAAAGGTCAGAATGTAATCAATCTGTATAAGCAAAAAATAACTAATGCTTATAGTAATTTTATATTCAAGACATTGTTTCCTGAGAGTCCACTTACACAATTCTTTTTAGAGACTGAAGAAACAGATGTAGAGTTTAAGAATACCTTGACATTCAAGGATTTAGGTATTACTAAAGATCAGATTGTAGGCTTATTTATAAGTGAAGGTATTTTACCTAAAAACTTTCATAGCTTAGAAAAAGACTTTAATGCTTTACCAAGATTAAAAAATGCTAAATTATGATTACTGTAGAATTATGTTTTTATTGCAAAAAATATTTAGGCATTCTTGTTTTAAATAATAAACCATGTTGTCAATTTTGTTTAGAAAGTAAAACTGATAAATAAATGGAAAAGAAAAAAAAGTACTGCTCAGGGTGTGATTCTGAGCAGTATATTTGGAAAAACTTTGAGGGCAATAAGTATTGCAAGAACTGTTGGGGTAAGATACAATCTAAAGATCCAGATCATAAGGTTATACCTCAAGTATCAGCAAAGAGAAAGAAACTTGATGCTGAGTATTTACAACTAAGAGCTAAGCACATGGAAAAGTTTCCATTATGTCAAGTAAAAGTTGGTGGTTGTACTAATATGGGTACAGATATTCACCATACATTTGCAGGATCTAATAGAGATGCATTCTACTTAGTTCAAAGTACCTGGTTAGTTGTATGTCGCAACTGCCATGATTATATTCACAATAACCCAGCTGAAGCAAGAACAATGGGCTGGTTAAAATAAAAAAAAGTACTGAAATTAAAAGACTGAAAAGATGAAAGTAATAGGAAAAAACTTAAAAATACAATTTGCTAATGCAAATAAATTCTCTATACTGCCTATGAATAGAGAAATAGATAGTAAACATGTACAAAAAATGGTTACAAGTTTAAACTTAAGTGGTGTAATTAGACCTGTTATTGCTTGTAAAACGGATATAATTGATGGTATACCTAAAATGTATATTATTGATGGTCAACATTTAGCTACAGGTTTAGCAAGTTTAAACATGGAAATACCTTACATATTAATTAATATTGATGATGAAAAAGATTTGATTCATAAAATGGCTTATTTGAATAATTCATCTAAGTCATGGGTATTAATGAACTATGTTAATGCATTTAAAATGGTATATCCAGATTACATGAAATTGATTAAATACAAAAACATGTATAATATTGAACCATTGATGATTGCTATGATTGGTATGAATTCAAATATTAGTAATGGTAGTAAATTAATCAAATCTGGTGAGTTTAGAATTACTAATCCAAATACAGAAGATATGTGTAAATTATTTAATGATTTTTTCATTAAAATTGGTACAGCTGATAGATGGGTTAAACATTACTTTTTAAGTGTGTTCATGAGAGCATATGGTACTTATAATCATACAAGAGCATTGCAAAACTTAGATAAACATCTTAAGACAATTAAAGCAATGAGTGATGTAAGTGCTGCTGAACAGTACATTGCAAAAAACATATTTAATATTGCATTATGACAAGAGAAGAAATACAAAAAGCAGCACTTGATGCTACTGATGGAAGAAAAAAATGTGGATTAAGCTTAGCAACTGGGGTCGGAAAGACTCTGGTTGGCTTAATGCATATGGAAAAGAATGTAACTCCACTAATGAATGTTCTTATTGTAGCACCTAAGCTAAGTATATTTACATCATGGAGAACTGAAGCTATAAAGTTTAATATGTCTCACTTACTAGATAATGCACAGTTTACTACTTATTTAAGTTTAAACAAGTTAGATCCTAGAGAGTTTGATATTATATACTTTGATGAGGCTCACTCATTATTACCTTCACATAGAGAATTTTTAGATGAGTATGACGGTAAAATCTTAGGTCTTACCGGTACACCACCTAAAATAGCTAGTAGTGAGAAAGGAGAAATGATGCAGGAGTTTTATCCTATAGCTTATGAATATCTTACTGATGATGCTATCAATGATAATATCTTAAATGATTATAAAATCATTGTGCATCAGATTAAGTTAGATGATACTAATAAAAATGTTAAAGCTGGTAGCCAGTATAAACAGTTTTATACTACTGAATTAGCTAATTATCAGTATTGGTGCAATAGGATAGAGAATTCTAGACCGGGAAAAGAGCAACAAATAAGCAGAGTAATGCGTATGAAAGCTATGATGCAGTTTCCTAGTAAAGAAAAGTATACTAAACTATTGAGTGAATCAATTAAGTCTAAGTGTATCATTTTTGCTAATACTCAAGAACAGGCAGATGAATTATGTAATTATAGTTATCATAGTAATAATCCTGAGTCTAATGAGAATCTTGAAATGTTTAAGTCAGGTAATATTACTAAGCTATCTTGTGTATTACAATTAAGTGAGGGTATTAATATTCCTAATCTTAAACAATGTATTATACTACATGCTTATGGTAATGAACGTAAGGCTAGTCAGAGAATCGGGAGATGTTTGAGATTATCTGTTGATGAAACAGCTACTATTCACATTCTATGTTATATGGATACTATAGATGAAAAATGGGTTACTGAAGCATTATCAGGATTTGATCAGGATAAAATAGTATGGAAAGATTTTAATATTAAGTTATGAAAACAGCAGTAGAATGGTTAGCATTTAATTTAGATATTGTTTGGGAAGAAAAAATAATAGACTTAGTTGAACAAGCCAAAGAAATGGAGAAGCAACAGATTATTGATGCTTATCAGGAGAATATGATGAGTTTTACAGATGGTGAACAATACTATAATGGAAAATTTAAATCAGAGTAAGATGGATAAAGAATTAGAAGAAGCTGCATTAAAATTATATCCAGATGATTGGGATAGAAGAGAAAAATTAGCATTTATTGAAGGTGCTAACTGGCAAGCTGAAAGAATGTATAGTGAGGAAGATATGATTGCAATAGTTGAAAAAAGTAGAGAAACAGGATTAACTGCTGAATATTTACTTTTAACGGAACAATTTAAAAAGAAATAGTATGGCAGAATATGATCCAGATAATATCAAATTCATCAGAGCAGCAGTAAAAATATCTAGTGCTCTGTATGATATTGATGAAATTGTTGAACATAAAAGATTTAAGTTTGCCCTGAAAGTAGATTTACTAGAATGGTGGGAATGGTCTGATGAGTTTATAAAAGGGCCAATGTCAGTATTTGGTAATACTGATTCTAAAACATTAACTACATTAATAAATTTATTTGATGATTACAGCAATAAAATCTATATAAAAGATGTATTTACTACTAGAATCAATTTATTTTTATCAAAAATTGAGTCTGCATTACATGATTTAAACGGGTTATTACCTGAAAATAAAGAAAGAATGGAGATACTCATTAGTAAGATAACTGTACTGATAAAAATGGGCTACTTTAAACCTTATAAAAACTACGTTGACCCTTATGGTAAGGGTTACAATGATATTGTTGAGTCAATGAATATATTGGGTAACACAATTATTATTGGCACAAATGAAAATAATGACTAAATTTATAAATAAATACTATGGTATTGGAAAAGACACACAAAATAACACTTTATAATGACAGCAAGCATGATTTTCTGTATGTTATTGCCTGTCTTATAAGATTCTGTAAGCATACACCAGAACAAGCTGAACAGTGTGCAGTCATTGTAGATGGTAGAGGTTCATATGATATTGTTACTGGTTCATTTGATGATATGTATGAAATACTTTTACAATTAGAGAAACTTGATTTAAATGTTGAGCTAAATGAAAGTAGTGTGCATTAACAACAGTAATAAGCCTGATAAAATACCTGTTGCACAATGGCCTGAAAAAGGTAAAGTATATACTGTAATAAGAGCTGTTAAAATGGGTATCCAAGCTAATACAATTGGATTTGATCTAGAGGAGATCAATTTACATGGCTGTTTTCCTTATGAATACTATGATGCTAAAAGATTTTTACCTGAAGATATGGTAAAACAAGAAGATGTAGCAGTAGAAGTAATAGAAGAAGAGTTAGAATTGGTATGAGTCCTGAAAGAGTAAAAATGCCAGCAAATAAAAAGCCTATACCTTATACTAAAATGACTTATCTGCAAAGAATAGAGTTATTACAGAATGAGTTACAGAAATACAATGATGCTTTGCCTATTTATGAATACTTTAGTCAACTTAAAAACAATAAAAACAGCTATGTAGTAGAAATGCGTAAAATAGCTGCTGAAGAATTGTTAGCTAAAGATTATTCTCTTACTCAGATATCTAAAATATTATGTAGAGACCATGGTACAATACTACATTTATTTACAATTAAAAGTGATCCTAGAGTTGAAGATGTTGTAAAAGAGCATTACTCAGAATGGATAAATAATAAAGTATATCCGTTTGTGAAAAAGAGAAGTGAGCCAAATTACAATTATCCATCAGGTTTTGCAACTGTACTGGATTATGTCTTAAAAGATTTAAAGTAAAAGTTATGGGAAGAATTAAAGAAGTCTATATTGATTTGATTAATCAGTATGGACATGTAGATGATATACCAGTTGATATCAATTTATCTGACTATATAGCTAAAAAAAGACTAGAGGATGAAGAAAGAGAAGAAGAAAATACAGGAGAGTAATATTAAAACACTGTGTTGTAATTCAGGTTGGTATATAAGGTCAAGAGCTAACTATAGATGTGAGAAATGTGACGGTGATGTTACATTACATATAGTATTAGCTCAAATGGCAAGTGAATAATTATTATTTTAGTATTAAAATTTTAATTATGGATGTAGAAGATGTATATAAGCCAATTTTAATGATGAAATGGGCAAATAAAGTGATAACTAATAAAACAAGTAAAGTGAGAAGAACAAGACTGATCAGAAAAGTACATGAGAGTAAAACATTGATTTTACAGAAACTGAAAACAAGAAAGAACCACAAGAGTATTATTAATAATAATATAAGTGTAGGTTATTATAAGAATCCTGAATAAATACTTTGGTCAGTAGTTATGAAAAAGAAATTTAGAATTATAAAGTCACAATACTCATATGGTGGGTATTTTGTACAAGTTAAAAATGGGTTTTTTAGCTTTTGGAAATATGTTAAAGACTCAAAAGGGTTTATAATATTATTTGGCACAGCAACGGGAGCTGAAAATTATATAGAAGAGTACATAAAATCTAATAATAAGTAGTATGAGTGAAGATGAATTGATTGAATGTGGTTTTGAAAAAGTAATTGTTACTGCAGAAGAATCAGGTAATAAAAATGATTATTACTATTACAGCTATGAAATTAATGATGATGTACTGCTTACATCATGTGAAAGTGATGCTACTGTAAATAAACAGTGGAAAGTATATGAATACTCATGGGGTATAGCAATTAATGACATTAGTGATGTCATTGTATTGATAGAATTATTTAAAAAATGGAGTAAAATACCATTATAAGTTTAAACTTTTAAAATTTAAATATCATGTTTAGTGCAAAATTTGTGAAAAAAGAGGGAAAACTAACTTATAAATCAGAAAAAGATGGTGTAGCATATAAAAACTTTATAGCATCTATTAAAGATGGTGAAGAAGTTGATATGTTTATCAGTGTAGCTGGTAAATCTGGTTCTTATGCTCAGATATCTAAGATACATGCTTGTATCAGAGAGATGGCTAAAGAATCTGGTTATACTTTTGAAGAGATGAAGAAGTTAGTTAAAAAGCATGCAGGTTTATGCTTTGATGTAAATGATGAAGGTAAACAACTTGAGATGTGCAAATCATTTGCTGAATGTTCAAGTGATGAGTTATCTCAAGCTGTTCAAGCATGTATTGAAATTGGAGCTGAGTATAATATTAACTTAGCGTAGGTTCTACATAACCTTCATCTGTAGGTTCAAGTATCTCCTTTTCTGTAAAAAGGTTTTTATCAATTGAAACTCTTTCAATCTCAGATACCATTAATGTATTTGTGAAGAAAGCTTGTTCAACTGGTGACATTTTAGAATAATCACCTGCTTTGATAGTTTCTAAAGCTTTTTCAATAGAATCAGGATTCTCTGCTTGAATCTGTGTAAATAAGTAATGCAAGCTATTCTTTACCATTAAGTAGAATGACTTGTTTACATCAATGCTTAAAATAGCATCATCATTTAATTCTTTTACTTTAATTGCCATAATATAAAAATTAGTATGACAACAAATATAGATATTAATGAGATAAAAGAAAAATTAAACAACAAACTTATTGAGTCTGGATGGGCAAGAGTGCTCAGAGGATTCATATATAGTACTGAGTTTAATAATATTTTACTTGCATTAATCAAAGATGCACAAGATGGTAAAAGATTCACACCAACATTAAAAAACTTATTTAGAGCATTTGAGGAGACACCTTACAATGAACTTAAAGTAGTTCTTGTTGGTCAAGATCCATATCCTAATGTAAATCAAGCAGACGGTATTGCATTTAGTTGCAGTAATGAAAAGAAAGCATTGCCAAGTCTTAAGTTTATACTTGATGCGGTTAATAGCACTGTTTATAATGGTGAGTTAGAATCAACTGATATAGATTTAAAGAGGTGGAGTAATCAGGGCATTCTTATGCTTAATAACGCTTTGACATGTGAAATAGGAAAACCTGATACTCACACTTCTTTATGGAAACCAATGATGGCATATTTATTTGATTATCTCAATAATTATAATCCAGGTTTAACATATCTATTTTTAGGTAAGAAAGCTGAGATTAATAGAGATCATCTAAATGAAAACTGTAACATATTGTGTGCTTCTCATCCTGCATCAGCTGCTTATTTAGGTTCAAAAAAGTGGGATTGCAAAGATGTTTTCAACAAAATATCTGATCTTACAAAAAAGAGTTATAACTTTGACATAAAATGGTAATATGGATGAAATATTTAATCTATTAATTAAAAATAACCTAAGTCCAAATCAGTTTTACATCCTTTATTGTATCAAGCACAAAGTTAAAACTAATACTTTTGTCAATGATGGCCTTGAAGTAAAACGCTTACAATCAAGCAGTTGGTTAGAATCTGATATGAGTCTATCTGGTAAGTCTATTCTTTTATTGCAAGAGATAGATGCATTCTTCAAAACTAGCAAGAAGAAAACCAGTGCTCATGTAATGGGTGAAAATTTTATGGAAAATATAGAGACATATTTAGATATTTTTCCTAAATTTAAGCTACCAAGTGGCAAGTATGCTAGATCAGATAAAAAGAATCTAGAGAATAACTTTAGATGGTTCTTTGAGTCTCATAGTTATTCATGGGAAACTATACTTGATGCTACAAGAAAGTATGTTGATGAATATGAGATTAATGGGTTTAAGTATATGAGAACATCACAGTATTTTATTAGAAAGCAAGGATCAGATAAAACATATGACTCTGAACTAGCTAATTATTGTGATATGCTACTTAATGGTAGTGATGAACCTTCAGATGGACATTTTAAAGAAAGGGTAGTATAATGTATAAATTATCAAAGTTATCACTTGTACTCTGTGCTTGTGTTGGACTTCTATTTGGCTATATGGTCACTAAAGCATTTATTATTGATATTAATATTCTACAATTTATATTAATTGAGATTGTAATTAGCTTGTTGCACAGTACTTATAATAGAGTCAAAGTAAAAATTATTTAATTATTGTATATGTTGAAGAAATCAGTTACAACAAAATGGATGAGTCAGAAAGAAGGCTTTCAAGAATCATTGCATTATCTAAAAGGCAGAATGGTTGGGGATATAAAGAGTTTAAGGACTCCTTGGCCCAAATTTAATGATGCTACAACTGATGGAATTGAATGGAATACAATTACTGTAATTGGTGGTAGACCAGCTTCAGGTAAAACATTAATTGTAGAACAGATTGTAAGAGAAGCATTTACACTGAATCCTGCTGAGGACTTTAGAGTATTGCAGTTTCAATTTGAGATGTTGGCTAGATCATCTGCAATTAGAGAGTATTCTAGTATTATTGGTAAGTCATATAAGTATTTATGTAGTGCTGATGGACAATTGAGTCCAGAAGATTTACAGAAATGTTATGAGTATGCCAAAGAAAAAGTAAAGTATCCAATTGATATTGTTGAGAAACCATGTACAGTAGAAGAGTTAAAGAAAACTATTCATGAGTATATGGCATATTATTCAACAGTTGATGATGAAGGAGTAAGACATTATAAAAAGACTCTGATATCACTGGATCACTCAGTACTTGTAAAAAAAGCACAGACTGAAAGGGATAAGAATGAAATGTTAAATAATTTAGGTGAAGCTCTTACTGAGCTTAAAAGAATATATCCTATTGCATTTATAATATTGAGTCAGTTAAATAGAAACATAGATAACCCAGAAAGATCAGAAGATGGTAAATATGGTAACTATGTATTAGAATCAGATATATTTGCTGCAGATGCTTTATTACAGCATGCTGATACTGTAATCGGTATCAATAGACCAGCAAAACAGAAGATTAGATTCTATGGACCTGATAGATATATCATAGAGAATGATAGAGTCATGGTACTACACTTTCTTAAATGTAGAAATGGTGATACCAGAATGAGTTTCTTTAAAGCAGAATTTGAAAAGATGAGTATTGCAGAAATGAATACTCCTGCTCAACAAGAAAAAAGAATTGCAACCAAATAATTAATATATGGGATTATCAACAAAAGAATCAACTGCATCCAGCAGTTTTAACAGAAAAGAAAAGACTGAAGAGTTGGTGAAGTTTCACCAAAATGTGTTCAATGCAATAGGAGTACCAGAACCGTTGTTTATTCCTAAGTGTGCTTATAGACCATATGGTAAAGATGATTTATATATGGGATTCTTTAAGAGTGAATTAAGTAGAGAGAAAGATATTTATACTGAGTTCACTAGTATATCACTTGAACCAGAAGATCCTACAAGAACTTTGTATAAATGGAAATATAATCCATTTTATGATGAGGAGTATGAGACTACAGAACCTAATGGACAAGGTCATGTAAGATATCTTATTCCTGTATCTGAGCTGACAAAAATTAAAGTTGAAACTAAAAAGGCTGAAACTACAAAGACTGAAGATGTAAATGGATTATTTCCTGACTTTGATGATATAATGGACCCAGATTTAGATGCTCCACTAAGCAGTTTAACTGTGAGAGATCTAGCTGCTATATTATTACAGAAGCCAGTAAGTAATAAAAAATGGTTAAATGATTTAATTAAGTAAAGATGAGTGAAGGATTAGTATTGCCCACTAAGAAAGTGAGTAAAACAAGAACAAATCCAAAGAGATTAGTAATTTATTCTAAGCCAAAGACTGGTAAGACAACTGCATTTGCAGGTCTTGAGGATAATTTAATAATTGATTTGGAGAACGGGACTGATTATGTAGATGCATTGAAAGTAAAAGCAAACAGTCTTAAAGAGTTATTAGCTGTAGGTAAAGCTGTGGAAGAAGCAGGTAAACCTTATAAGTTTATTACTATTGATACCGTAACTGCATTAGAAGAAATGGTTATGCCATTAGCAGTTAAGAAGTATAAGTCAACTGCAATGGGTAAAAATTATGATGGAGACAACGTAATTACATTACCTAATGGTGCTGGTTATTTATATGTAAGAGAAGCATTCTTTGATGTTTTGAATTATATAGATACGTTGGCTGAT